AGGGTGATAGTCTTGGAATAGGAAGTATTTCTCCTTTCGATATCGCTAATGTCCGAAACCGAAAAGGTGAAGTCTACATCAATATCCCCAAGGGTATCCGCTTCTATTCCTTCTACAAATAGTCTTGCGCTCATATTACCTGTCTATTGTTTAGAAGTTGGAATTCTACATCTAGTTCAAGATTGAATAACTTATCTGAAGCCGTTTTCTTCACCTCATAGGTGGTAGCATTTGGCTTGACAGGAATCCAAGAAGGTGTTATATAGTTATCATTCACCAAGTTCAAATAGACCAATGGGGAAGAGTATAGCTGCCTAATTAGTTCGGCTTGGGTATCATTCAAATAGTCCGAAATGATTCTCCAATTCTGCGTTTCTTTTGTGAAATAGACCGGGTTCACATTCTTGACCACGATCCCATTCGCCTCATAGATATCCCCATTGTAGTTTCTTTCATATCCTTTCTTCTCGATCTGGAATGTAGTTTTATTAACTAGATCAAAGTTGAAGAAATCGTAAGCCCCGTACTTATTTAGGTAGGCTATCCGCATCGGATCGTATTTTCCGCATCCTTGAATGAAGATATTAGCAAATTCAGCCTGCCTAGTAATTACCCCTCCATTATTGCTCCATCTTACTGATACATAAATTGAAACAACATTTGATCCATAATTAATAGGAGTTACCCTTACATAGGTAATGCTAGGAGTTGATACGGAAGATGGAGTAATAGTATAATTTTGACTAGTATTATTTGCATAATTTACTACAAGCCTAAAATCTAGAATAAATCCTGTATTAATAAAACCAAAAATTTGAGAATCAGTATCTCTCATTTTTATTGTAGTCCAATCCGATAAAGGTTTGTAAATGTTTGAAGTTCCTGCACCAATGTATTTATTCACATCTGCGTACCAATTCTTCAACTCAAGCAAAGGCAAAGCCCCGGCAAAAGCATACTTCACTTCACTCACTACCTCACTAGCTAGAACGATCACAAACTCCCCACCTACCTCATAGTATTCGTAGCACTTGAGGTAGTAGGACTTGATCGCATTGGTAGAAGATGAAGAAGTAGCAGTCTCATAGAACCCTTTGCTGTAGCTAAAATCTACAGATACATATTTGGAGACATCGAACTCGACCGGTTCGGAAGGATCAGCAGGTGAATCATAGTAGGCAGTAGTTACCAATTCATCATCTGAATTGTAGACTTTCACTACATACTTGAAGCCTACCTCTTCTGAGTTCGTGCTGCTAATCGTATAGTTAATCCTGTTGAATGCAGGAAGGATGTCAATGCTAGGTTCTACTAGGGTTATCATTTGCTTATTCTTAAAATTAGTGAATCACTTCCAATGGTTTGAATATCGACATTGAACTCCGGAGTAGCTTCATCGATTGACTGCTTGATGAATTGCCTTCCTTCAATACCATACTTCTTGATGTAGTAGGCTAGTCGCTTGGCACTAGTTGAAATTTGTGGTAGCATATTGCGACCCTCGATCAGGTTGGTAGCTTCAATCTCCATGTTCTTTCTCCGCATCCATCCTTCCAACTGCTTCAAGGCTTCGACAGGCATTCCATAAGTTTTGAATTGGTAGAATCTACCATCATCATTCTTATAGGTCTTCCGCTTGTTTTGGATACCCTTCACACCCTTATCTATGTAGTCGGCATAGTCTACCCCTATTTTTATTTCAAGCCTGTAGCCTGTCCTAGTTTCGCTTACACCAAGAACAGAAAAGGAAGATGCTAGTTTCCCTTGATCAGCAGGAGAATATTTGGCTAGGTTATCTACTAGATTGATCCCTAGTTTTTCCATCGCATTCTTGACATTTGCCACAAGCGTACCTTCCACCTTTGCGACATACTCGCTAGGATTCAGTTTTCTTCCACCTATTACTAGGTTCGCTACTTGAGTTTTTGTTGCAACTGCCATTTCTTGTACTGCGCTTCTTTATCCTTGTTTAAGTCCTTCAAATATGCTAGGGTATTCAGGTACTCGATCACCCTCAATTCGTAGCCTTCGTTTACTGTTATGTTCTGGAAGTCTGCGACCTGCTTAGTGCTAAATACCCACCCCCACCTTGCCATAAACGGACTACTTTCTCCGCCATCTTTTGATTCTCCATTGAGAAGGTTATGGTACTGCTTATTAATTCGCTGAATAATTGACAAAAAAAAAGCATACAACTATATACTTCTATGAATTTTGCCCCTAGCAAATCATCCGCTACCACATCATGAGGAACTACCCCATAGCCTTGATACTTGTCTCCTTGCATTGGTAGAAAGAAACAGGCAGCTATTTTGTTTAGTTGCATAATCTCCCCACTAAAAGCTAGGATGTCAATGTACTGCCCTGCCGTGATCTCGTGTAGTTCAAAGCAGAACTTGTATCTATTCTCACCTACCTGCAAATAGTCTACAGGTTTGGTCTCTGGAATGTTATCAAAGAAAGCCAACTTCTCAGCGTACTCGTGCATCAGATCCCTGTACTTGAAATCATCATAGTACTCTTCATCCTTTCCCTCCACGATTGAAAGCATCTTCTGCTGCTTCTCGATTATGTTCAAGTTAGCGTTTGCCTCGATATCGTACAGGCTAATGAATTGCCCGACAGTCAATTTATCCCACATGATTCTAAATATATTTTTTTGGTTTGATGTATCTATCTGAAAGAGTACTTACCTAGATGGCTATTCGAGATTTTATTCACCACCGAATACCTAAGAGCATCCAATGCGTGATTGAAATTATCCACGGGCTTATTGGTCATCTGCCCATTCTTGTCTTCGATATACTTGTAGTTCCGTAGTTCCTTGATCAGGTTGTAGCTTCCCTCCGTTGCATAAAGGTTGTATCTGCGGATTATGTCTATCCCTAGATTGATTGCCCCCTTCACCACCGGCTTCACATTCCATCCCATCCGGTAAATCTCTTCTATGCTTTTCGGTTCTGCTGAATCGGCAAAGATTTCATTCTGCTTTTCTAGTCCTAGGCTCTGCATCTCTTTGGCTATGTCTTGGTTGGTCATCCCGGTTCGGTAGATCAATTCATCTACATACATCGCATCATCAAGGATGTAAGTCCGCACCAATGCCGTAGGATCATTTGAGAATCCAAAGTCCAAACCATAGGCTACTAGCTTAGCTTCCTTGGGGATTTGCTTAGTAGTACTAAAGGTATATACTAGGGATCTGCTTTGACCCCTTTCTCCTAGCCCGTAGACCCTCCAATAGTTCTCATCTATCTCCTTGAGCCTTTCAATTTCTGCCTTGATCTCTGCCCCTAAAAATGGGTTATCCTTGTAGGTAGTTTGATAGAACTCGACATCCTTTCTAGGAAGCACTTGATCGTAGATCCAATGAAATTCTTCCGAAGGGTTAAAGTCAATGATCACCTTCTCATTGGTTCTGAATAGTAGCTGCTGCCAATCTTCAAAGGTCAGTTCGTTCGCCTCATTTGCGAAAAGCAGATCTCGCTTTCTACCCCTGATCTTCTGAGGCATATCAAGGGAGATGAATTCAATGGTGTTTCCGTTTAGCTTGTATTCAGATGCTGTCTTCGAGTGATCATCTTCTGAGTAGATTTCATGATCCTTGAGGATGGTTAGGAAGTCACGCATGACAGTACCCCTTAAAGCAGGGTATGTCTTTCGGCAAATGGTGATGATCTTCCCTTGGTTTCTTTCGCAGTATGAAAAAATGACCCACAAAAGAATATTGTAGGTCTTCCCTGATCTAGTGCCACCTTGCTGTACTACTATCTTTGATTTGCTAGTTTCAAGATGTCGGAATACCTTATTGGTTTTGATGCTAGATACTATCATCCACGATCTTCACCTCGAATAGTTTCTTGCCGTCTGCACCGGTCAACTCTTGCCTTTCCACATAGCCTCTCGACTTTCCTTGGGTTTTTAGAAAAAAGATGATAGCAGTAGTATCACCGCTATCTATCTTTTGATCTAGTTTTCCTTCTACGAAATCAAGCCTAGAATTCCTTCCTTCGATTACAGCCTGTTCTAAACCATCCTGTTCAATCCAACTATATAGGGTAGGTCTTTCTATGCCCAATGATTTTGAGGCTGTAGAAAGGTTGCCAAATGCCTTCACAATGGCTTTCTCTATAACGGATCTATCAGGCTTTTTCATATTGTAAAATTTTGTAAAAAGATTAATCTAGTTTTTCGTTTCCTACTTCTGTAGCCTCTACTACTTCTATTTCTTTTTCCTCTAGTTTGTTTTCGATACCTGCATCATCTAGCAACTTCTTAAACAAGTACGCTAGTTGAAAGATTCCTTCTTCATGATCTAGGGTGATGCTAATCACTTTTTTAGGGCTGTTAAAACTCAATTGAAAGTTTGACATGGTTTTGCTTTTTATAGTTTTTGACATGGTTTGTGGTTTTTAAAACGGAAGATCGTATTCTTCGGCCTGATAAGGTGCAGGAGCAGTAGGCATTTTATTAACCTGTGAGTTGCTATTTTCTTCCTTTTTGTAATCGTTTAGGGTAATGGCTACATCCTTCCCGTATTCATTCGGCTGATCGTAGATATTGATATTTAGGTTGACATACTTCTTCCCATTGTAGGTGTAGGAATGTGCCTCCGCATCGGATAAGCAGATCGCAGCCGTGAGCCATGATCCGCTTCTTTTCTTTCCGTTGCCTAGTCTGATTTTTGGTTTGTTGTCCATGTGTTTATTTGGTTGGTTTTCTTCTTCTCTTGATAGGCTTGTTTTCAATCACAGGTGCTTCTGTAGTGAATGCTACCTCTACCTCCTTCAAAGCCTGTGCTGCTTCCTCTTCCTGCTGCTTTCTATACCATGTAGTATTCTGATCATTGGTGTACCACCCATATAGGTAGTTCACTAGTTCTGCTCTACATTGACTGCACCAATGTGAAAAATTATGCTTTGGATTGACATAGGTCATGTATAATTGAATCAATTCATTGTATACTTCCTTAGAATAGTTGCGGATGAATGCGTGCTTCTTGTAGCACTCATATAGATGAAAGTGCTTCTTAAATACTTCGTGATCTTCAGGTGTCATATTTTTTCTAGTATGTTTTTAACTTCATTCCAATATTTTAAATTTTTATTCAAAAGCCCTCCTTCTGACATTATAGAATCAATTTCAATTATCTCTTTGATAATTTCATCAACTGCTATTATTGCACATCTATTTGCAGCGTGTAGATCCCTCACATCATTATATCTGTATTCGCTTAAATTAAATTTGATCAGCAAATAGTCTGCCTTTGCCGTAGGTGTCATAGTTCAAATTTATTAGTGATGAGATCCTCCACATACAGATAGATGAAGGGTACTATACTAGATATAAATATCGCAGATAGTAAATCCGTTTTTAACATTAGAAAAAACAGGCTGATCCAGAATGACATACAGAAGGAACAAGAAAAAGGCTTGACCAAATTCCTACCCGTGACTTTCTTGAAAAATTTAGGAAAGTTTAGGATATAGAAGTAGATCAAGGTTATCCCGATCGACCCTAATATACTAGCTGCTGCTTGATACATTTTCTGATATTTTTAATTGTGATGAAAATTGAAGTATGAGGAATGCCTGTCTGCTTTGATACCTTTCTCACAGATCCTAGTTCCACATACATCTTGAGAATCTCTTGATCGTACCAATACAGGGATTCAATGATCTTTGAAATTGAGTCTGCCACCGCTTGGCTGTTATCTATTTCTTCTTCTTCCTTGATGAACTTGACTATATCCTCCACGGGAACAAGGGTTGCATACATCCTTCCAAACTTCCCGTATTTGCTATTGGTCTGATTGCAGCAGATCCTCACTATCCAAAACTTGAAAACCTGCTTTCCTTTGGCTTCTAATTCCTTAAGTTTGCCTTGATCATAGTCTAGGACTATCACCGCTACTTCTTGCCGTAGATCTTCCCATAGGTCTTTACCTATGTTCTGGAATACATATTTAAACTCTTGATCATATAGCCATTCAATCGCTTTCATTTAAGGCTAATTACTTCCCCGGTAGGCTGCCCTGAATAATCGCATAGCCATCCGTTCCATTCAAAGCGTACTTCCTTCTCTCTGCCGTTATATGAAGATGCTAGGAGTCTTATCTGCCTCTGTACTATCTCAATACTTTGAAAGCTGCCTCTCCCTTTATTCATCCACTTAGACCATTCCCCATTTGAAAGCCTGTACCGGATCTCAAGGGAATAATCTAGTTTCGATTTGGGAAGCATTCTAGGCATTCTATTTCTTTTCTCTGATCACTACTTCAAGACCTATAGCCTCACAGATCATGCGAAGATTGAACAGGCTAATAGATTCCCATCCGTTCTCTACTTGATTGATAGGTGCATGGCTTAGACCTAGCTTCTTGCAAAGTTCTAGCTGTGTGAATCCGCTTTTCTTTCTTGCTTGTCTTATTAATCTTCCTTCTTCTAAACTCATTTGGCTTGTTATTTTTTACGAATATAGGATAAAAATTAATATCGAATTTTAAAGGGTGAATTTTGTCTAAAAAGGCAGCATTTTATAGATGCCCATGTGAATAAATTCTTCTCCCTTCTTGACTATGCACTTCCTCACATTCAATTCATAGACCATCTTGTCATCAAATCCGTACTTCTTCTGCGCTATGTCCATTAATAGCTTGACCGGGTTATCTAGATCACTTGCTTTGTTGCTAAATCCAAAGAAGAATTCTACCCGTAGCATCTGATCTTTTTCAATCTTAGCCCTAGGCATATTCAAAAGCATCCATTTCTCATATTCCTTATAGGCAGGAGTTTTAAATCGTTTGCCCTGCCAAGCCAAATTGACCGACAAAGGTTTCTCATTTATCTTGAATTGAATCATTTGCAGATCTTATAGAGTAAGTCCATCCCTATAGTGTAAAGGGCTACTATGACCATAAACAAAAGCCCAAATTCAAATTCAAAATGGAATAGGGCAAAGATTGAAAGCATGGTTGATTGAATGCTAAATAGATCCTGCTTGCTAGGGATGAATTGAGTGAGTATCTTTTTCATTAGGATATAGTTATTTTGACAGTGTTAAATTTGGTTTCGGATTTCATAGCATCACTTACTTCAATCAATATGTCTGAATTCAAAGCTATTTTTTTGCGTTCTAAAAACATTTGAATTTGCCTAGCTAATTGCTTCCCATTCTTTTCTTTCCTGTTTGATAAAAAATAAGTCCTTTTCATATCATTTTTTGTGTTTAGAACTTATGATCATTGGTGTGGTAGCTTTCCAATTTATGGAGTGGTGAAGTCTTGGATGATTTGA